GAGCGATGCGAGGTATGTTTTCATTGATACCTGGTTGACCGAGGAACAAGTTAAGGCTATGTGGCCGCACTTTGAACCAAGTACTAACGAATCATCTACTCTTTCCCCGACCCAGCCAGTCTTTTTCAATGAGGACAGACAAAAGTACCGCGTGGTAGAATGTTGGTATCGTACTTATACTAAAGTAGTATGGTTTGTGAACCCGATGACTGGGAAGCCCGAGGCTCTTGAGCCGGAGGAATTTAAAAAGTTCGCGGAAATTATGACTAAAGGTGATCCTGAACTTGGAATCCAGCCATTGGAGCAACCAATTCAGTCCATTGGCTCTATCCGAGAAGATATTAGCTACTTAATTTTCTCCGGCGAGACCAAGCTTGAAGGCGGGCCGAGCCCGTATAAGCATAAAGGCTTCCCGTGCGCGTTGTGCGGAGCGTACAAAGATGACATCCTAAACGTCTGGTTTGGCGTTATTACAACTATGATCGATCCGCAGCAATCAAAGAACACTATGATTCGACAGTTGTCGCATTTGCTGCAAACATTGCCAAAAGGTATTCTCGTCCACGAAGTTGGTGCGATTTTAAACATAGATGAGTATGAAGAAAAGAGTTCTTCCCCGAACTTTCATCTGGAAGTGGCTCAGGGTGCTATTGAAAAATTCAAGTTCATGACCCAGCCACAAATTAGTCCTATCTTTCTTCAACTGGAACAAATGTTTTCGCAGTCAATGAAGGATGTATCTGGTATTCAAGATACACTTATGGGAGTTCAAACATCTTCAAGGGAGCCGGGGGTAACAGTAAGCAAGAGACAAGAGACAGGATTAGCTGTTCTCTATACTCTTTTTGATAACTTTGCAGAAACTCGGATGCAAGCGGGGAAGATCCTTCTTTCTATGATTCAGCAGTATGTCTCCAGTGCGCAAGTGATTAGAATCGAAGGGGAAAATGGAATGCAGTTAACAGAAATCAATACTCAAATGCAGCGAGACAACGAAGGATTCAATGATGTCTCTGCAGGGGAGTTTGATCTCGTAGTAGATGAGGCTATTGAAACTGCATCTTCAAGAATGCTGATAGCGCAGTTACTCACTGACTACAGTCACAATAATCCTGGCAGCATTTCACCGGATATTGTTTTAGAGTATTCAAATGTACCATACTCAACGAAGAAGAAAATTCAACAGAACTTCTTAGCACAGCAACAACAAACGCAATCTAATATCGAAGAGGATAGAAAGATTAAATTGCTTGAAATCCAGGCGAAAACTAATGCTACCAATGCAGACGTTGTTTTGAAACGCGACATTGCAGCAATTGACGCCATTCAACAGCAGGAAATTGCAGCGGCTCAGCAGGAGCAGCAAGCTGCTGAGTTGGAACTGCAGCAAAAACAGATGGAACAAAAAGGAGACATGGAATAATGACTGGAATTGATGACGTTCTGCAGCAGCAGGAAGAGGGTGAAAGCACGGCCCCGCCTGAAACTACTGAGACAACGAACACTACTGAGGAAGTTGAACAAAGTTTAGACGAGACTAAGGCTCCAGAGGAAAAAGCAGCGCCCTCTTCAAAGGGGAAAGGGAAAATTGAGGTTGAGGAAAAGACTGAAGAACCTTCAACTGTCCCCGACGAACCTCCTGCGGTTCCTCCGGATAACACTGAGCTTAACGAGCTACGCCAGTTCATCCGTGCACAACGGAAAGAAATCGCGGCAATGCAGGCTAAGCTTAGTAGAGTAAAGGAGACCGGGGAAGTTGATGATGAGGGAAACACAACTGTAACATACACGCCACTGGAACGACTCCAGATGGAATTGCATAATGTCGCAGTAACTCGAGCCCCGATCCTCGAAGTCCTTGTGGAAGCAATGGAAGCTAATCCAAAATACACTGACATTTACGAGGTCTGCACGAAGTCGAACTTCGATGACATCTTTGAAATGGCGGCTGCTTCTATCTCTCGGCAAGAAGGAAGGGATTTCAATGAAGTCCTTGTTCAACTCGAACTCGAAGTTTGGAAGAAAGCAAATCCATACAAGTACATGTATGGTATTATTAAAGAAAACCATCCAAAGTACAAAAACATAATTGCAAAGGAAAAAGAAAAACCACCAACAACTATCGAGGAAGCGATTAAACCTAAAACTCCAGAGACAGCGAAGAAAGTCCTTGAGGCAAAGGCTGCTCCTGGAAGTATCGCAGCTGCAGGCGCGGGCGAAAAGCTTGGAGCCGGCGCGTGGACAGCTGCAAAGATCGACGATCTTTCAGAAATGGAACTCCATCAAGTACCTCCTGAAGTCTACAAGAAGTACATGATGGGACAATTGAAATAGTTATGTCAATATTTGACATTACTTAATAAGGAGTAAAGACTATGGCTCACGATGTAATTTTTGAGAGTAATAATGCGCTGACTAGGAAGAAATGGGCAAAAGACTTATTTCACGTTATGCTTCCTGCTGTGGAGTTTAATGATCTGATTGGTACTGGGTCGGATAGTATTGTTCAGATGAGAACGGAGCTTGGGAAAGGGGAAGGTGATACACTTACTTTTGCTATTAGGCGGCAGCTGCTTGGTGCTGGTATTGTTGGAACTGATACGGTAGAAGGGAATGAAGAGAAGATTCGGTTCAAAGACTTTGGCATGACGATTGAGGAATTGAATCATGCGATTGACACTGGGAGTCGGATGGACGAACAGAGAGTGCCGTATAATATTATGGAAGAAGGGAAGGATGCGCTGAGTGACTGGTGGGCGGATAAACTGTCGAGTATTGTTATTAATACCCTGGCGGGGAATTCGACTTACACCGTTGCGGGAGTGACGTTTGCGCAGGCATGTACTGAACCGGATACCGGGCATAAGATTACTGTGAATGACGTTGCAGAAGCGAGTATTTCGAGCTCCGATATTATGGATCTTTCGTTTCTGGATAGAATGAAACAACGGGCGGAGTTGCCGTCGTCGGGCTGTGATAAGGTTCGACCGCTTAAGATGGGCGGGAAGAATCATTTTAGGGTTATTCTTCATAACTATGTTTTTGACCAGCTGAAGACTAATACTAACGTTGCTCAGTGGGGCGATATGCTGAGAAGCGCGCAGAAGCTTGCTGTTCCTCAGATTGAATTTGAGTATAACGGGATGCTGGTGACGAAGTCTGAAAGAATGCCTGCACTGTATACTAACGTTTATCGCTCGGTGTTGCTCGGTGCTCAGGCCGCGTGTTTTGCTTGGGGTGGAGCAGGGGAGTCAAAGTCCACAACATTGGCATTTATTCCTTACGAGAAAGATGCAAAGCGGTATATTATGATCCGGAGTGGGGGCATATTCGGATGCAAGAAAGTTGTCTTTGATTCCAAGGACAACGGGGTGATTACAGCTGCAAGTTATGCTACTGCGCTGAACTAACAAGGGGAGGGTGTTATGCCTGATTTCTTTTCAAATGCATCGAGTGATAATTTTAGATTACTCAAAAGTAAACCGATGAGTGGAACGGCGGTGACTGCGGGGACTTGGAGTCTGCTGAGAATTCCCAAGTGGGCGTTTGTTAGTAGTGTCTGGGTTTGGGTGGAGACTGCCTGTGCGAAAGTTGACGTGTCAATTGGATGGCTCGGGAATACGGAAACAGCTGTTGCGGCGGGGTTTCTATCTGCGGACATTTTGGACGCTGGGACTGTTGGGTATAAGATGGCTACGAATGATACTCTTGTTTCATTTGGGCAAAAGTATTTTGACAAGGGCACTGGGGTGATTACCCTGACTGCAGGGACAACCTGGACTACTGGAAAACTTCACGTTTTCTGTCAATATAGCGTTGTTCGATAAGGAGAATGATCAATGGGTGATATTACTGTTATTGATTATCGAAGAACAGATCAAAGAACCAATGTTCTTGAAAATCCTTACTGGATAACTTCTGGTCTTGTATCGGCTGTAGCTTCGGATGACAAAGGGGCGGTGCTTTTTAGTTTCCCTAAGGCTGGAAGAGTTACTATGGTACATGATGTGGTAGTTGAGAACTTTGAAGTTCTTGATACTGGTGTTACTGTTAATGTTGGGATAGGGACGTTGTTGACTGATGCTGTGACTACGGCCGGGGTTGTGACTGAGGTAGATCGTGATCAGTACATTAAAGGTGCGAGTGTGGTATTGACTGCGAATACTAAGTGGGGTGCTACTTTTGCTCAAACATCTGCGTGGCTGACTGCGATGGCTGCAATGGCCTTTGCGGATGTTAGAGTAATTGTCGGTGCGGCAGCTGCTGTTCCCGCAGTGTATTCGTATACTGAGAAAACGGGAGTGATCGCAACTGGAACATTCCGTGTTCATATGTTAGTTTCTACTATTCCCGGCACATAAATAAGGAGAAATAAAAATGGCTGTTGTTGCATGTATTGATTATAGAAGGACGGATCAAAGGACTAATGTGCTGGAGAATCCTTACTGGGTTACCTCTGGTTTGATTGACTGCGCTGCGGCTACTGTAAAAGATAAAGGGCTTTTGCTCTTTAGCTTTCCTACTGCTGCGCGTGTAACTATTCTTCATGATATTGTGGTGCAGAATATTTTGGCGATTACAGCTGGTAGTACCATTATAATGGGCTTTGGTACTATTGCTACAAACGCTGCTGTGACTGGGGATAACATTACCTACAGCGCGAACAACGGAGTAATGGCAACAGGTTCTGAAGTATTGACAATCGCAACTGTCTGGGGCCCGGCGGCTGGTGCTACCTGGGTAACTGCGGCTGCTGCTATGGCG